GAAAGACGTTGGCGGTTTTGTAGGTGGCTATATTCCTAAAAATGGTAGACGGATTAGAGGTGCTGTCAAAGAAAGATACCTTATCACTCTTGATGCAGATAACCCTGGCGAAGATTTTATCGTAGACCTAGATATGGAATTAGGCGGTATGGAGTATGTACTTTACAGTACGCACAGCCACACAGCTGACAATCCTCGCTATCGCGTAATTATTCCAGTCGACAGACCAATGGCACCAGATGAGTATCAAGCAGTCTCGAGACGGATTGCGGATAATATCGGTATTGAATTCTTCGACCCGTCAACACACCAGGCTGAACGTCTTATGTATTGGCCAAGCCATCCTAAAGACGTCGAGTATGTATACCAACATAGCGAAGGCTCACTTGTTTCAGTAGATACCTATTTGAGTACTTACAGAGACTGGCGTGATACGAGCCTTTGGCCAACATCTAATAAGGAATCACAAATTCGCCTTGATGCGGCCAAGAAGCAAGGTAACCCATTAGAGAAAAAAGGCCTTATCGGTGCTTTTTGTAGATGCTACAGCATCACGGAAGCTATTCATAAGTTTCTCCCTGAGGTCTATGAACCTACAGCAGTCGAAGACCGGTACACATATGTAGCCGGTAGCTCAGTAGGTGGCTTAGTGATTTACGATAACGATACCTTTGCTTACTCCAACCATGCGACTGACCCTATCAGCGGTAAGCTCGTCAATGCGTTTGACCTTGTCCGGATCCACTTATTCGGAGATAAGGACCCGGCAGATGAGACCAGCGTCACCAAATTACCAAGCTACAAAGACATGATTGACTTTGTCAACGAAGACGGCGCAGCATCAATCCTGCTCGACAAGGAACGTATGGCGGATATGGAGTTTGAGGATATCACAGAGGACGACGAGGACTTCTTATCAAAGCTTAAGCGTGATAAAAACGGTACCCCTGAATCTGATGTGTTCAACTGTTTAGTAGTACTTAAACAGGACCCTTCTTTAAAAGGTAAAATTCGTCTTGATGAATTCGCACACCGGTTAGTCGTGATTGACGACCTTCCGTGGCGTGATAAGGACGAAACTCCTTACTGGACGGATACCGACGATGCGTGCTTACGTAACTACTTCGCTACGAAATACCTTATTAAGGGTAAAGGCATCATCGATGATGCGCTCCAGGAGGTAACGCAAGATAATAAGTTCCATCCTGTGCGTGAGTATCTAAAGGAGCTAACTTGGGATGGTGAATGTAGACTGGATACTCTCTTTATCGATTATATCGGGGCTGAGGATACCGAATACATTCGGGCGGTTACTCGTAAATGGATGTGTGGTGCGGTAGCTCGTGTCATGGATCCAGGCGTTAAGTTTGATACGGCGATTGTGTTATATGGTTCTCAAGGTTTAGGTAAGTCCTTAATCTTAGAACGCTTAGGCCGTAAATGGTTTAATAACTCACTCGTTGATATCAAAACCAAAGATGCCCTAGAACAAATTCAAGGATCATGGATAGTCGAACTTGCCGAACTTGCACCAACGTATAAGAACGATAATGAAATTGTTAAAGCATTTATCAGCCGTACCTCTGACCGGTTCCGTTCTCCGTATGGTAGACGCACCGAAGAGTATCCTCGCCAGTGTGTATTCGCTGGTTCCACTAACAATCTTATGTTCCTTAAAGACCGCACCGGTAACCGCCGATTTTGGCCAATTACTGGCGATAAAGACCGGAAGACAAAGAACTCCTGGGACTTGTCAAAGGATGAAATTGACCAATTATGGGCAGAAGCGTTCGTGTATTGGTCGGAAGGTGAGCCTTTAGTACTTGAAGGAGCACTTGAAGAAGAAGCACTTAGGATTCAATTATCCCATACAGAAGGCGGTGAACTCGTAGGGCTCATTGAGGAATACCTAGAGATGGAACTGCCTGAAGATTGGGAGTCTAAAGATATCTACGACCGCAGGGAGTATATCCGGAATTATGGCGATGACGACTATTGTGGTTCAGTGCAGCGGGAGCGGGTTTGTGCCCTTGAGATATGGTGTGAAGTAATGGAGGGCGACAGGAAGAACCTGCAGAACGCAAAAGCAAGAGAAATCATTGACATTTTGCAATCTATTAAAGGGTGGAGTCCTTATTCAAAGAGCGTTGGTAAAATGCGATTTGGGAAAATGTATGGCGTGCAAAGAGCGTTTATTAGGGATGCGAGCACTCTCCAAAGTAAGGCTAAAACGATGGTTAAAAATCGTAAATAGCCGTGTTGCCGATTTTTGTTGCCGATTAGCTAATTTTTAAATATCGAAATACATCGAAATAGTTTTTATGCAAGCCTATACATTGATATATTTTGATATGGTGAAAATAATCGGCAACGGCAACACGTGTGGCAACAAAATAGGCAACATGTTTGGTGCAGTTGTTATCTATCTTGATTGCAATTTGTTGCCGATGTTTTCTATTATTTACTATTAATTAAAAATAATAAATATATGAATAAGTGTTTGTATACGTATACACGTAAAAAACGCAAATACGCGTATATATATATATGAGAAAAAAAAACAAAACATCGGCAACACAACCCCGATGAGGCCAGGCTTTATATAGGCTGAGGCCTGTTGCCGATTATTTAAATGAAAACGAGGTGAGAACGTGGAAAAAGACATCGAGCGATGGTTAGGAAATCAACTCAAAAAAATGGGGTGTATATATATGAAATTCGTGTCACCTGGAAATGATGGTGTACCTGATCGGATTATTGTACTCCCAGGAGGCGGTGTTATATTCGTCGAGCTAAAGGATACAAACGGAAAGCTAATGGCTAACCAACGAGTACAGATTTCACGATTACGAAAGCAAGGCGCTTTGGTGTTTGTGGTAACCGGGATGTCTGATGCCAAGTTATTTGTTGAAGATATGGAAAGGGCGATACATGGACTTTCATCCACACGAGTATCAAAGCATTGCAATACAACGAATCATTGATAATACCCATTACGGATTGTTACTGGATATGGGTTTAGGTAAGACCGTATCTACACTTATTGCGATTGAACGGCTTATGTATGACTACTTTGACATAAAAAAAGTGTTACTCATTGCACCTAAGAAGGTAGCAGAGTCTACATGGGCCCAAGAATCGCAAAAATGGAGTGCTACAAGACGTTTAACGGTGGCTAAGGTATTAGGTTCCGAGAAGGAACGTATACATGCCTTAGAGAGTGAATCTGACATTTATGTGATAAATCGTGAAAACGTGCAATGGTTATATGAGTACTACCATAAGAAAAAATCGTTCCCTTTCGATATGTTAGTTATCGATGAGAGTTCATCGTTTAAGAACCCACAGGCAAAACGGTTTAAGGCAATTCGTAAACTCCGTCCACTGTTTAAGCGTATCGTCATTTTAACAGGTACACCGGCACCGAATACCTTACTTGATATTTGGGCGCAGATGTACCTACTAGATGGCGGTGAACGATTAGGTAAGACGATTACCGAATATCGTACCCGGTATTTTACACCGGACAAAACCAACGGGCACGTCGTGTATAGCTACCGACTACTGCCTGGCGGTGATAAGGCGATATTCAGTAAGATGCAAGATATCTGTATGAGCTTAAAAGCGAAGGACTATCTTACACTACCTGAACGTATCGAAAACGTTATCACAGTAGAGATGAGCCCCAAAGAATGGGAACTCTATAAACAGATGGAACGTGAGCACGTGCTTAGCCTAGCCAGTGATGACGATGTGAGCGCACTTAATGCAGCAGCACTCGCCGGTAAATTGTTACAACTGGCAAATGGATCCATTTATAACGATGATGGTGAAATCGTAGTCGTCCATAACGAGAAGATTGAACGATTGAAAGAATTGGTAGAAACGAATGAAGGAAAACCGATGTTAGTGTTCTATAACTTCAAACATGACCTTCAATCGATTAAAGAAGCATTCCCGAAAGCGGTTGAGCTAAAGACCGATGATGATGTAGCGGAGTGGAACAAGGGCAACATTCAAATGTTACTGGCGCATCCCGCATCAGCGGGGTACGGCTTAAACTTACAAGCCGGCGGCAATATCATCGTATGGTATGGGTTAACTTGGAGCCTTGAACAATACCAACAAGCTAACGCACGACTTCATAGGCAGGGACAAACACAGCCTGTGATTATCCACCACCTGGTAACAAAGGGCACGATGGACGAGCAAGTCATGAAAGCATTAGAACGTAAAGAAGCTGGGCAAGATGCCCTCTTAGAAGCTATTAAATATCGTAAAGAATTGTATAAGGAGTAGAACTATGCAAAAGAAATGTAGACGATGTGGTGACACATTTACAGTAAAAACACACGAGGATTATTGCCCAGAGTGTGAAAAAGTTATGACACCTCCTGGTGCGGGCGTGAGTAAAGAGTTAACCTGTGAGGGATGTGGAACAACCTTTATTCACAAAAAAGAAAAAGCGCAAGGTCGTTGGCCTAAATATTGCCCAGAGTGTCTACCTAAATACTCTAAGGTACCTAAGAAGAAGGAAGTAGCGGTAGAACCGGTAGCCCAAACTATCGAGGAGTCTGAAGTTAAGGTCGTCGAATTGCCTAAGAAAGAAGATGTTATCAATCATCCTTCACACTATACACGAGGCAAGATTGAGGTTATTGACTTTATCGAGGATCAACAACTTCCGTATCATCTAGGCAATGTTATCAAGTACATCGCAAGAGCAGGGCATAAAGGCGACAAACTCGAAGACCTAAAAAAAGCACGTTGGTATTTGGATAGATACATCAAAGGGGTAACGCAGCATGAGTGACTATAAAGAAAAGGCATCGGCGTATCTGCAAGATATAAAGATGATAGCCATTCGAATTCAATCGCTAAGGCAGGACATTCGTAAACTGCAGTATGACATTATCACCTTATCGGCGATTGATTATTCCAAAGACAGAGTATCAGGGGGCGGTACTCCGGTAGGGCTTGAAGGCGATGTGGCAAGACTCGTAGATACAGTGGACACTAAAAAACGGGAGATAGCAAAGCTTATAGCTAAAAGGGAAGAAGCTAGAGCTTTAATTGAAAAGATAGAGTGTATACCAGGGCGTATTATATTATCGCAAGAGTACATTAACGGGGCATTCCCTAAGAAAGTACAAGCGATGATATATTACGAAAAAAGCAGTTACTTCAATTTAAAAAATAAAGCATTGAACGAATTAGGGGAACTCCTTTCATAGTGGAGTATTTTGGAGTGTTTTGGAGTATTTTGGACTTAAATGAACCGACTTGACATAGTATAATGTAGTTGTGAAAGGTGTCATTAGTCATCTAACACAAATCCTCTCTTATACACAACTCGGCAAAAAGCACGGTGATAACGACCGTGCTTTTTGTTGTATGTAGCATCATAAATACATGGGCCCTTATTTATGAGGTAGGCGATCGCGTAAGCTAAGGAGAGGGAATATGTAAAAATGAAATTTACCGCACAATGAAACCAGGGCGAGCCGAATATGTCCACATCCATTTCAAAGCTTATACATTATGAGCTTGCCCTGTATCGTTGTACGCTGACATCTGATGACTAGAACTAGTAGTCCTCCGATAACTATATAGCCTAACAACAACCAACTAGTCATCGGATTTGAGCGTACAAATTATTAAGGTGAAAAGTATGAGCACAGAAGTCAAATGTATTAAACGTAAATGCCTGAATAACAAGAACGGCGATTGCACAGCAAAACTAATTGAATATGACGGCCTGTGTCAAACGTATATCACGCACGACCACGCACATAAAAGTAATTGTGGATTATGCACGCGTTCGCACGGCCGATTTAAGAGAAACAGTCGTGATGTATTAAGATAGCCAGGAGGTGAGATAGTGGCTGCATTAGCAAATAAACGACATGAAAAATTTTGTCATGAGTACATCAAGGATATGAACGCTACACAGGCTGCTATTCGCACTGGTTACTCAGAGAAAACAGCTAAAATGCAAGGTAGTCGCTTGATGACTAATGATGACATCAAGGCAAGGGTCAAAGAGCTCCGTGACGCCTACTTCAACGAAAACATCATGACGGCTCAGCAGGTCGAGTATGAGTTAACACGAATTGCCCTGGGGCTCTCAAATGAAAAGCAAGTGGTTATCGAGGGCACAGGGGAAGGGTGTTCCGAAGCTCGCATTATCGATAAGCCGCCGGACGAGAAGTCAAGACTGAAAGCCCTTGAACTTATGGCTAAACGTCATAGAATACTCAGCGGTGATACAACTATCGATATTAAGCCTGTACTCATCGTAGGTGGTGACGATATTGCAGACTAATAGAGTGTACTTGCCTGATATCGTAGGCAAGGGATACGGTGCTTTTTGGCGGTTTAAAGGCCGTTATAAAGTAGTCAAGGGCAGTCGTGCCAGTAAGAAGTCTTCTACCCAGTCTCTAAAAGTTATCATGGAGATAATGGAGAATCCTTGTATAAACTGGCTAGTCGTTCGTAAGACAGAACGGACTTTGCGTGACAGTTGTTTCGCGCAACTCAAATGGGCTATGCGTCAGTTAAAGGTGGAGCGGTACTTCAAATGTTCTGTATCTCCACTTGAAATAACGTACATCCCAACAGGTCAGAAAATCTTGTTTCGCGGTCTCGATGATCCTTTAAAGGTAACGTCCATTACTGTTGAAGTCGGTGCTTTGTGTAGGCTGTGGGTTGAAGAAGCTTACGAGATTATGAGCGAGGATGCGTTCAACAGGTTGGATGAATCTATTCGTGGCCAATTACCCGACGGTATGTATCACCAGGTAGTGCTTACGTTTAACCCGTGGTCTGATAGGCACTGGTTGAAGAAGCGCTTTTTTGACGAGCCTAGTGAAAACGTGCTGGCCATGACTACGAATTACCTGTGTAACGAGTTCCTGAGTGAATCGGACTTAGTACTGTTCGAGGAAATGAAGAAGAACCCTAAGCGGTACCAGGTAGCAGGGCTCGGTAACTGGGGCGTTGTTGAAGGCCTGGTTTACGAAAACTGGAAAGAACAAGAATTTAATGTCGATGCAATTAGAGGTCAAACCGGTATCAAGTCCGCGTTTGGCCTTGATTTTGGTTATACAGTAGACCCTACAGCGCTAGTGTGCATGCTTGTTGATATGGCGAATAAGAAAATCTACATATTCGACGAGCTGTACGAGACAGGGCTTACGAATCAACAATTAGCGTCTTGTATCAAGGATATGGGTTACGCAAAAGAGAAGATTCGAGCCGATAGCGCCGAGCCTAAATCTATTGAAGAATTATACCAGGCTGGGCTAAAAGGTATAACCAGGGCACGCAAAGGTAAAGACAGCATATTAAACGGTATTCAGCGGATACAGGACTATGAATTAATCGTCCATCCAAGATGCGTTAATGTGCTGCGTGAATTATCTACGTACCAATGGGCGAAAGATCGCTTTGAGAAATACACGGGGAAACCTGAAGATGAAAACAACCATGCTATGGATGCTATGCGGTATGGTTTGGAAGATATTAATGTAGAAAGGTGGTCGTTTGATTGATATTATCTCAGCTGTGGGACCGCATCATAAAAGGTTCAGCGACTATGTCGGAACGCGAGTTCCTACAAGCACAACTGCGTAATTTTCTAGGTAGCGAACAGCGGAAAACGATGTGTACTGCTATCGATTATTATGGCGGTAAACATGACATTTTGAATAAGCAACGATACGTTATAGGTGACGGAAATAAACGAATTGCATTGCAGGGAGTTCCTAATAATCAGATTGTGGATAACCGATTTGATGATTTAGTAGACCAAAAGGTTAACTACTTATTGTCTAAGCCATTAGATATCAACGCAGACGATGACGAGCTCGATAAGATGTTTGGTATTCAGTTCCAAAAGCTGCTAAAGTCTGTAGGCAAGTTCGCAACGATGGCGGGCAAGGCGTATATTCACCCTTACATTGGTATCGATGGCACGCTAAAGTTTAAGATGATGAAACCGCATCAGGTTTTACCGTTTTGGGCAGATGAGGAGCACACACAACTAGATGCGTTCCTTTACTTGTACGATATTGAGTACTACACAGGGCTAGAAACTAAGACCATTCACAAGGTGGAATACTACACACCGAATGGTATTCAGTATTACATATGGGATATGGAGCGGTTACTTCCTGACCCGGATAAAGAAAATACTGCTAATTTTGCTATTGCCGATGAACCGTATAACTGGGAACGTATTCCTCTTATTATGTTCCGTGCAAATGAATTCGAGCAACCGCTTATTGATAAGGTTAAGTCCTTACAAGATGCACTCAACCGATTGCTATCTAACTTCCAGGATAATATGGAAGAAGATATCCGCAGCACGATTTTGATTTTACAGAACTATGACGGCGAAAATCTCGCTGAGTTCCGTCAAAATCTTGCTTCGTATGGCGCAATCAAGGTTCGTACGGTAGATGGCGTCAATGGTGATGTGAAAGCCTTAAAAATAGAGGTGAATAGCGACAATTACCAATTACTGATTAACATTTTGCGTAAAGCTATTATCGAGAACGGACGAGGCTTTGATGCTAAGGACGATCGTATGGCTAACAATCCTAATCAGATGAACATTATGTCCATGTACTCTGATATTGATTTAGATGCCAATGAAATGGAGCTAGAGTTTAAATCTAGCTTGCACGATTTGATGTGGTTCGTTAACACGTATCGTGGTTTAACTAATCAAGATACCGTCGAAGAAGTGGACTTCATATTTAATCGTGACCTACCTATCAATGAAGGCGATACGATTAACAACTGTAAAAATTCCGTTGGTATCATATCCAATGAAACCATTATCGCAAATCATCCGTGGACAACAGATGCTGCGGAAGAACTTGCTAAAGTAAAAAAGGAACAGTCCGAAGTAACAGCAGATTTTGTCGTACCGAACGGCGGTGAGGCAGATGGCGAATGATTACTGGGAGAAACGGTATGAGCGGTTACTAGATGAATCGTTCCAAAAAGCGAATCTCACTGATGCGGAAATCAAAGCTAACTACGCCAGGGCATTACGAAGGATAGAAAAGGCTATCAACGATTGGTATCGTAGGTTCGCCACAGAAAACGGACTTCAACTAGCCGAAGCAAGGAAACTACTAAACGCCTACGAGATGAAAGCCTTTAAAATGGATTTAGATGAGTTTAAAGCCGAAGCTAAGAAAATCGGTGTATCAGAAGAACATCAACAAATGCTATCAAACGCATCCATTCGTGAGCGGTTAAGCCGTGAACAGATGCTGTATATCAACGTGGTTCACGAGCTCGAAATACTGGCTCAAAAGCAGAGTATTTCACTTAACGACCTATTGAAAGATGTGTATCAGTCCTCCGCGTATAAGTCCGCCTATACAGTGCAGACGCAACGCGGAGAATACTCACCTATTAATACGATTGATAGTAAGCGTGTTGATAGCGTGGTTCACAGTCAATGGGCGAGCGATGGCAAGGACTTCAGTAGTAGGATTTGGGGCGATACAAGTAAGCTAGTAGCTAACTTGCAGAATGATTTTACGCAAGCCCTTATCATCGGACAAGGGGCGGACACGATGGCAGATAATCTGCATAAGCGGATGAAGACATCATACAGTAACGCTAAGCGATTAATCGAAACAGAGACGGCACGGGTTCACGAGCAAGGGTTTCTTGATAGCGTGAAAGACCTGGACGTCGAGGAGTTAGAGATACTGGCTACACTAGATAGTCATACTTCTTCTATCTGCAGACACATGGATCGTAAACGAGTCAGAGTCGTAGATGCTAAACCAGGCGTAACCGTTCCGCCGTTCCATTGCTATTGTCGGTCTACTACAATTCCATATATTCCAGGACTCGAAGGCACTCGAACAGGTAGAAATCAGAACGATAAAAGTACTGATTTTGACGGGGCGATTACCTACGAGGAATGGGAAAAAGAATATATCAATTAGCAGCGTAAACGCTGCTTTTTTATTGCCATTTTAGTATTGTTGGGCGAAAACTAACAAGACCGTAGCCGTGAGGTGTGGCTCACGAAAATAAAGCGAAATGGGTATTTTTTAAGGAGGTCACTATGACTAAGGAAGAATTGTTAGCACTAGGATTAACTGAGGAACAGACTGCTAAGGTCGTTGAAGACTATGGCAAGAATTATGTGTCTAAGGATCAATTCAATGCTAAGAATGAGGAACTCAAATCCGTTAAAGGGGAGCTCACGACTCTTAATAGCGAAATTGATAACCTCAAAAAATCTAATGCGGATAATGCGGAGCTTGCGAAACAAATTGAAACGATGAAAGCTGATGCAGAAACTCGTAAAGCTGAATACGAGGGCAAAATCGCACAGCTTGAAATCGACAATATTGTGAACGTAGCATTATCTAACGCAAAAGCTAAAAACAACGTTGCAGTCCGTGCACTATTGGATTTAACTGATGCAAAGGTGAAGGACGGCAAAATCAAAGGATTAGATGAACAACTTGCTGAAGTTGCCAAAGCTAATCCTTATTTATTTGGGGAAGCGTCCGCCCCTAAAGGTGTAGCACCAGGTAACCCTGGCGGTAAAGCACCAAGTGGCGCAGTAACTAAAGAAGACTTCGCTAAAATGACGTACTCTCAACGGGCGGAGTTATTCGCGAACGATATTGATCTTTACCATTCATTAACAGGAGGAAACGCTAATGAATAAACAATTCTCTTTTAATTTACAAACATTCGCAGCAGGTCCTACGCAAACTGCTAATGTAGTTAACCCTCAAGTAATGGCGGACATGGTATCCGCGGGCTTACCAAAAGCTATTAAATTTACTCCAATCGCTAAAATCGATAATACATTGGCAGGCGTACCTGGTAACGAAATCACTATTCCAGCATGGGGCTACATTGGTGATGCGGAAGACATCGCAGAAGGTGTAGAAGTAACTGCAACTCAAATGACCACATCCGTCGCTAAAGCTAAGATTAAAAAAGCGATGAAACGCGTTGATATCACAGACGAAGCTAAATTGTCCGGTTATGGCGACCCAGTAGGTGAAGCTACTCATCAATTACGTTTATCCTTGGCTTCCAAAATCGACCAAGACATAGTAACAGCTCTCGGCGGTGCTACTCTTACAACAACAGATACTAAAGTTATTTCCTACGAAGGTGTTGTTACCGCAGTAGACAAATTGAACGAAGAAGACTACGTTGAAAAATATTTGTTCGTAGCACCTTCTCAAATTACTACACTTCGTAAAGACCCTAATTTCATCGACAAAACAAAATACGGTAACGATGTCATGATTACTGGCGAAATCGGTATGATTGCCGGCTGCCGTGTTGTAACATCTCGCCGCATCAATGACGCTGGCGCAACTATCGACAACTTCATCGTTGGCGTAACTGCAGAAGTGGAAGACGGTACACCTGTATTACCTGCAGTTACAATTTACATCAAACGTAATGTTGCTGTTGAATACGATCGTGTTCCTGAAAAAGGTATCGACAAATTCGTTGCTAACGAACACTACACTGTTGCATTGACTAACCAATCCAAAGTTGTAAAAGCTACATTCAAAAAATAGTAGGTGAATAATATGACCACGAAAGAGACAGTTTTACAAATTCTTGAATCGTGGCTTGGGTATGATGCAATTTCTGATATAAATATCATTGAGTATATGATTGATGCGGAAACACAACATATCCTCAATGATATCAATCAGAAGGAATTACCTAGCGAATTACAGCACGTTCTCGTATATCGTGTAATTGGCAGCTATATCACCACAAACAAAAACAAATTGATTGAAGCTGACGGAGAAATGGCGAGTTCCATTAAAATGGGCGATACTGAAGTTCAATTTAAAGGAACAGACAAGGCATCCCGTCTCCAAGAATTGGCCACCGCTTTGAGTGGATATGGAAGGGGTGACCTGGCATGCTTCCGACGGCTAAGATGGTAGATGCTGCTAGAAAGCAGTTAGAACGATTATACGATTGTACGTGTTATGTTATCTCCGAAGTGGATGCAATGGACCCCGATACTGGAATTATGAGTAAAACTGCCAGTAGAGAGGGTCCTTTTGCTTGTAGAATTAGCTATAAAACTCTCTCTACAGGTCAAAACGCTGAGATTGCAAAATTTAGCACAACCACGGTACTTTTCACCGCTCCGGAGGTAATCATGCCTAATGGGGCTCGAATCGAGCTTATAGGGCGAAATACTAAGCAACTTTTTCGTAGTGCATCGATTCCGGCACGATATGACACCCATCAAGAGGTGCAACTCGAAAATTTAGAGGTGCATTGACATGGGTGTTGAATTTGACATGGAAGATTTTGCTGAATTTAATCGTAGCTTAGTTAAACTGAGCCAGTCGGGCAGTCTTCAGAATTTCAACAAGCAAGTTGTGAAGGAAATGGCCAGCGTGTATGTGCGAGAAGCTAAATTGAATACACCCGTCGGAAAACGATCGGTTAAATTCATGCAAAACGGCAAAGTACAAACAGAGTATTTTGATAGTGAGCATACCCGCCAATCGTGGAGTGTTGGTAGATATCAACTGAACGAAAAAACCGGACGGGTTGAGGTGTTTAACACGTCCTCTTACGCCTCGTTCCTTAATGATGGCCATCGGCAAGAAGTTGGGAGATTTCTTCCGTGGATAGGTCAATCTAAAGGCGGAGTTATGCAAGGTGGCAGACTGAAAAAGCCTTGGGTAGATGGTGCGTACATGCACGAGAAAGCTGAAAAGGCACTCAGTAAAAACGCTAAACGTATTATGGAAATTACATTAAAGAAATGGATTGAAAAGCATGGTGGATTCTGATGTATTAACAGCTGTATCTAAAGCCGTACATACGGCACTCAACGTGCCTATATACCTGGAATTCAAAGAAAACAATATGACAGTCCCTTGCGCATATATCAAGGTAATTGAACCTAGCATGGGACGACATGTCGGTGATCTTTATAACACTTCTTTGGATTTAGACATCATGTATTACGCCAATAATCTTGATGTGGTTACTGATACGCGAAAAATCATTGATATTCCTAGCGTGCTGTATCTGTTACTCGAATTTGTACAAGTTGGGGAACGTACAATTATGGGCACTGGTATGAAATACAAGATTTCAGACGGTGTGCTGCACTTCTTCGTGACGTATGAAAACATACTTCGGAGAGTGTCCAAACCTGTCGAGCGGATGAAGCACATGGAATTAACGGAAAGGGTAAAAGATGGCAGATGAAAAAGAAACAGTCGAAGTAACGGCTGAACAACAATTTGATGCTTACGCTATCATTGCATCTGACAAATACAGACGGTATCGTGATTTACTCACTTGCCTTCTTAATGAAGATGAAATGTATACGGAAAGCGACATTGATAAGATTTTAAATCAGGCATTAAAAACGCCTGTGAAAGGTTAGTGAAATATGGCATTAGGTGGTGGCACATTCTTATTCCACAATAAAGTATTGCCAGGTACTTATATTAACTTCGTATCCAAAGACCGAGCATATGCAGAAGTATCTGACCGTGGTTTTGGTGCGATGATGCTCTCCTTTGATTGGGGCCCAAGTGGTGAAGTGTTCCGTGTAGATAACGACACATTCCAAAGGGATTGTCAAAAATACTTTGGTTATGACTACGGCCATGACAAAATGAAGGGCTTACGTGACTTGTTCCGTGGTTTGAAAACTGGTTACTTCTACCGCTTAAATTCTGACGGTGCGCAAGCTACAAGCACAATCGGTAAAGCAAAATATAAAGGTATTCGTGGTAACGATTTGGGTGTATCTGTTCAAGCTGATCCAGATAACACAGGTAAATTTATCGTAACTACTTACCTCACTACAGGCGATGTTCGTAAAGCAGTAGATATTCAAAAGAACTTGAAGGATGCAACAGAATTACAAGATAACGACTACATCGTATTCACTAAAACTGGCGCATTAACTACTACAGCTTACACTGCATTATCCGGTGGTACTAACGGTACTACAATTACTGTTAAAAACTACCAAGACGGCATCGATATGCTTGAACCTTACTACTTCAACACTTTGGGTTACGCCGGTGCGGACGACACAATTAAGAACTTGCTTATTGCATTTACTAAACGTTGCCGTGAACAAAGCGGTGCTAAATTCCAATTAGTGATTCATGGTAAGACTAAAGTCAACTATGAAGGTGTTATCTCCATCCTTAATGACGTAACCGATGAAGGCGCTGAAAAAGGCTCTTTGGTGTACTGGACATTAGGTCAAGAAGCATCTTGCAATATCAACGCTACGGTAGGCAACATGATTTATGATGGTGAATACACTGTAAACGTTAAGTACAAACAGTTCGAACTCGAACAAGCTATCAAAGATGGTATGTTCATGTTCCACAATGTTACTGACTCCGTTGGTGGTAATATCCAAGGCGACGTTCGTGTATTGAAAGACATCAACACATTTACTGAATTCAGTAAAGTTAAAAACCGCGACTTCTCTCTTAACCAAGTCATTCGTGTATTGGATAACTGGGCAGTTGACGGCGCTAGATTGTTTAATAAAACACATCTTGATAAATCCCCTAATGACCAAGCTGGTCGTGAGTCCTTATGGGGCGACCTTGTATATCTTGCTGAGCAGTACCAAAAAGTACGTGCTATCCAAAACTTCGATGATAAGGATATCCCAGTACCTACGCAAGGCGATAACAAGGAAGATGTATTGGTTAACGTACAATTACAGCCAACTGTGGCTATGGAAAAATTGTACATGACTGTTGTAGTAGCCTAGGAGGATAACGTATGGAAAATGAAATTTTAGATGCATTGAAAACGATGGATGCAGCTGACGTTGTTTCTTCTAAATTAGCGTCTTGCTATATCGTAGAGAACGGTAATAGATATTTACTGTTTCAGGCTAAGAAACTTAGCGCAAAAATTAAAAAGAATAAAGAAAAAGTGGCTATTTTGGGCCGTATCGGTGCGGGCAATAAGTCTACCTCCGTAGAATACAGCGGTAGCTTAACAATTTATCACAACACAGCTTTATTCGATAAGATGGTTGAAAAATACTTGAAAACGGGTGTGGATACATACTTTGATATGCAAGTAGTTAACAACGATCCAACCTCTAAAGCAGGTCGCCGTTCTGTAATTCTAAAAGGTGTGAACCTTGACGAATTAACAGCAGCTGAATTCGACGCTGAAGGCAAATACATCGAACAAGAACACAACTTCACGTATGAAGGTGTTAAATATGTTCAACACTTTAATGAATTAGACGGGATGCAAGCCTAGTGCTTGCTCCCTTTTTTTAGGAGGTTTTTACAATGGCTGAAAATTTAAGCGCATTCCTTAAACAAAACGTTGATGTAGTCAATGAGACTGAATACGTAGCATCTAAACGTATCAAAGTGAATGGTGAGCCAGTAGCATGGAAGATTAAAACATTAGCTACTGATGAAACAGAAAAAATGCGTAAGAAATACACTAAACGTATTACTGACCGCATCACCCGTCAATCTGAAGAACGCTTTGATGCGACTGCATACAACGAAGATGTGCTATCTAAGGCAATCACTTACCCTAATCTTTATGATGCGGAACTTCAAGATAGCTGGGGCGTAACTGAACCGGTTGAGCTCGTAAAAGCAATGCTCACACCAGGTGAATACGCTGACCTTTTGGCAGCAGTAACAGAAGCCCAAGGCTATGATGTTGGCATGGAAGATAAGGTAAAAGAAGTAAAAAACTCCTAGAATCCAATGAAACAGAAACGATGTTCGCATATTTGGCATTTGTTAAATACCATATGCGACCTTCTGTTTTTGCGGATATGGACATGAATGAAAAGGCTGTAGTAATTGCCTTTATTCAGCAACATGCTAAGGATGAGCAAGATGAAATGAATAAGGCAAAAAGGGGGTAATGAATGGCTACACTTTCTAACTATATAAGCCTCTCTACTAATATTCCTAATGCTATGAACGCAGCCGCAAACGCAACAACTAAAGCCTATCAATCCATGAACACGCTACATAATAAGATGAACGGTGTATCGAATGCTAGTGAAACACTAAAGGCTAGCATGGGCGGTATCATGAATAGCTTTGCAGGTAATCTGTTGGCTAGTACTGTGATGAATGGGATTGGCGCTATAAAAGGTGCTATTGAATCGATTCAAGATACTGCTACAGAATGGGCACAGGTGCAAGCTCGCCTTAAATTGGTAGTCGGAAGCCAGGAAAATGCTATTTACCTAAATAAGCAGATATTTGAATCTGCACAGCGTGCAAGAGGCGGGTATTTGGAAATGGCGGACGCCGTAATCCAGGTATCTCAATCCGCACATGATGCGTTCCCGGACCCAAGAAAAGCCGTAGAATTTATGGAGGGTATCCAAAAGGTATTCGCTATTGGCGGCGCATCGAAAGAAGCACAAAAGAACGCCATGCTTCAGTTAACGCAGGGCTTAGCCAGTGGACAATTACAAGGCGACGAGTTCCGGTCTATTGCTGAAAACGCGCCGATGATTGAAAACATCATTGCGAAATCTATGGGCGTATCTCGTGGCGAACTTAAGAAGCTGGCATCGGAAGGCAAGATTACCGCTGAAGTAATTAAAAACGCTATTATGAATAACTTGCCTGAGATTGAAAAGCAGTTTGAATCGCTTCCAAAAACATGGGGCGATCATATGCAGTCGATTAAGAATAAAGCTATTCGGGCGTTCGAGCCTGTGTTCCAACGAATATCAGACCTTGCTAATAGCGAGGGCGTCCGTGAGTTAGTGGACAACGTAACGGGAGCTATCCAAATGGTAGCACCGGTATTCTATTGGCTCGTAGGTGTTATCGGTGAAACGATTAATACTGCAGTATGGGCATTTAACACGTTATCTAACTTTGTTAGACAGCACTCGTCTATCATGTATACAGCAATGATAATACTGGGTGGTGTAATGGCGTTTTATGCGATTCAGGCTGGTATAGCGGCAGGAAGAACGATTCTCGCCGCCGGTGCTATGGCGATTAAGGCCGTAGCAGACTGGGCTGAAACTGCTGCCCTTTTGGCAATGATTGTAGCTCAAGAAGGATTGAACGCCGCATTATATGCGTGTCCGTTAACATGGGTAATCGGCTTGATTGTTGCAGTTATAGTCATAATCTATTTAGCTGTAGAAGCTATTAACTATTTCTGTGAAGCGAATATTAGCGTACTAGGAATTGTAGTTGGTGCTTTTTGGGCGTTCGGTTCCGCTATTTTCAATGTGTTCGCATTAGGGTGGAACATTATCGCAGCATTTGTTAATTTCTTGGCAAACGTATTTAAAGACCCATTACATGCAGTCGCTAACTTGTTTATCGACATATGGAATGGTATTTGGCAATTCGTGAAAGCTAGAATTAACGATATTATCGATGCAATTAATAAAATTCCTGGTGTAAATATTGATAAAGTCGGCGGGTCTACTGGTGTACTTGAACGGTTCGAGATTGCCGGCGGTGAAACTACCGTCATGGGTAAGATGGATTATTCTAGCGTTACAGGGGCTTTCGGTGAAGGCTATAACATTGGGGCTAACCTTAGCCTAGGTGATTTAATGCCTAACATGCCTGGTGTTAAAACTCCTCAAGAGTTTGACGCTAGCAAAATTACTCCAGGTGCTAATCATGATGCGGCTGATAAGACTAAGAAAAACACTGGCAAGACTGCCAAGAACACAGGCAAGATTGCCAAGTCTATCGACATGACAAACGAGGAAATTAAGGCACTCCGTGAAAGCGCTATCGATAAGTCCTTGAAGAAATGGCAAGATGCCAATGTAATTCACATCCAAATGAATAACGATGTGGAAATCAATAACGGCACTGACCTAGATGGCTTTACAAGTCAAATCTCAAAAGGCTTGAAAGATGCATTTGCAATTCAAAGGGAGGGAATCTAAATGTATTACTTCTATATGGGGACGATGCAGATACCGATTCCCCCTAAAGAATTAACCACTACTATCAACGGCAAGAACGAAACAATGGAACTATTGGGGAAAGGCGAAGTTAACGTTATTAAACCCGCAGGGCTTACTGATATTGCTTTTAAATTCTTATTGCCTAACTCCGATTATCCATTTAATGAGTCCTTGGTCTTTAAGTCTAAGAAGGCCAAGTACTACATCGATGAACTCGAAAAGCTTAAAACTACAAAGACGATCTTCCAATTTATCGTAGTTCGAATGAAACCAGGCGGGCAGATGCTAGCCATGACTAACATGAAGTGTACGCTTGAAAACTACGTCATAGAAGAAGATGCAGATAACGGCTTTGACTCCTATGCTAGTGTTACCTTGAAGCAGTGGAAACCTTGGGGTGCTAAACGGATTGAAGTGAAGACCGATAAGGATGGCACTGCAAAAGGTAGCGTTAAGTCGGACAGACCAACGGACGGCAAGGTAGCAGCATCTACTGCTAAAGTATCCAAAGGTCAGACTTTACAGCAAATCGTTAAGAAGCAACTCGGTAATACAGATAGCCTGTTCCAAATTGCAGCACTTAACAAAATCGCTGTACCGGCTATCTTGGGAGTTGGCCAAGTAGTCCAGCTTAAACGTGAGGGTAATAACGAATGGCTATAGATGAAAAGAAAACAGTCGAAAAATCTCAAATCAATGGCACTATCATTCCGTTACCTATGCCTACTCAACTTCACTATGAGCTAACCATCAGAAATAAAAGCACTGGTGATTTATGGCTCATAGAACCTGAAGACGGCGTACAAATTACGAGAGCAGTTGACTGTGTTCCGAGTAAGATGACATTCAAAGTACCTAAAGACCCTAACCTCAATTTTGAAGAAGGTGATACAGTTAAGTTCACCTTAAACGGAGGGGCGGTATTCTTTGGGTACGTATTTGAGAAACAGCGTGACGGCAAGAATTCTATATCAGTTACTTGCTACGATCAGATACGCTATCTCAAGAACAAAGACTGCTATGTCATCGGAGCTATGACTGCAACTGAGTTCATTAAAATGGTAGCCGATGACTTTGGATTGAAATGTGGTTACATGGACGATACCGTATGGAAAACTCCGGAGAAACCACAAACCATATTCAAAGATAAGTCACTGCAAGAAATGATATGCCAACTACTCGATAAAACGGCCATATATACGCCTAATCATGCGTTCTATCATTTGTACGATGATGCAGGCGAGTTACGGCTAGCATCGTTTGAAACTATGAAAACAGATATTTACATTGATGATGAGTGTATGGAAGATGTGCAATACACGACTTCCATAGACAAAGAAACATACAACTATGTAAAAATCGTCCGCACAGTTCCAAACGGCGCGTCAAGTAAGTTGGAGAACACATTCATAGCTAAGGACGATAAGAACATCGAGAAATGGGGCAGATTACAGTACCTGCTTATTCCTAAAGAAAAGGACATCAACGCAGTAGCGCAAGCCAAGGCAATCATGGCTCACAAAAACAAGAAAAGCCGTGAGATTAAATTAAAAAATGTCATTGGCGATGTGCGTGTGCGTGGTGGCTCGTTGGTGTACATCAATCGAAACTTTGGCGATATGATTGTTAATAATTACATGATGGTAACATCTGTTACTCATACGTTTAAAACAGGATTTCACGGAATGGATTTAGATTTACGATACGTTGATAATGACGCAGCTTATGAAGTTGCAAAAGACGAAGATGCAGAAGCGGTTAAGAAAATTGAAGCTGCTAAGAAGACCAAAAGCTCCGCAGTCGCTACTGGGGCGGGTGGTACAGCCGGTCAAGTTGACACAGCATTCAGTTCTAACGACGGCCGGGTATCTCAATATGGTAGTCAAGGCTGTGCTGACACAGTATGCGCTACTGGGTCTTGGTACAATTCTGATTTGAAAGATGAGTACAACAAAGGCACGGCAAGAGTTGATACGCTTCGCCAAAATCTCGAGGCTAAAGGTTATACAACGGAACAATTCAACGGCTACGCTAATAAAGGCGATTTGTTGATTTATGGTGATGATGAGCACGTTGTTATTGCCGATGGTGCAGGCGGCTGTTTTGGCAACTCTTCTAAACGTGGCTACGCTATGAAATATGGCAACGCAAATTATGCGTGGCATAATGACGAAGCGCCAACTAAGATTATTCGAATGGGGGCTAAATAATGGATAGTGAGTACATGAAAATCGTTAACACGATTAAAGAAATAGCGAGCACCGTAATATCAAATGGCGAACCTATGGAAGTAATCGTCGGCGAAGTTGTCAGTGTATCTCCGCTTGCTATTAAGATTGACCCTAAACTAATTGTACCTGAAGAGAATATTATTCTTACCAAAAACACCTGCGAATGGACTATGGAGATGAGCGTTGATCATGTTACAGAAAACCGAGCGGGTGGCGGTGGTATGGCTGAATTTGCTAGCCATAACCATGACTACGTAGGCCGTAAGAAGTATCTCGTTCATAACCAATTAGTGATGGGCGATAAGGTCATTATGCTGAAGGAAACCGGCGGACAGCGTTACATAGCGTTAGACCGTTGGTATAACCCAAATAGGGGGTGCACGACTAAGTAATGGCAGATAATTTACTATTACCAAAACAAAATAACGATGCCCTTATTCCTGACACAGTAAATTACATAGAACCGTCGCATACGTATGATGTTGATTTTAGAACGGATAGCCAAATTAGGGGCTATGCAGATAAGTTGCGAGCTATGGAGCAAGCAATTTATAAAATTATTAATACGGAGCGATACCAATATATTATTTACAGTTGGAATTATGGCATCGAACTACAAGACTTATTTGGTCAGCCAATTCCGTATGTGTACGCTGAGTTACAGCGACGTATAGAAGAGGCTTTACTGAATGACGATAGAATAACTAAAGTATACAACTTTGATTTTAGCCACGAAGGTGGTGACGTCATGGTTGAGTTCGATGTAGATACCATCTATGGTACTCTACAAAAAATCAAGAAAGGGGTGAAAGGTATTGTATGAGCATATGACGGCCAATCGAATTGAAAAACGAATGCTCGATAGAGTTAAAGATGAATTCGATCGGCGCGAAGGTAGTGTTATATACGATGCTACAGCTCCAGCAAGTGTAGAGTTTGCAGAACTCTATATTCTAGCAGATGTTATTTTGAAGCAAGCGTTTGCAACTACGGCAGACCGTGAATTCTTGATACTTCGTGCAGCAGAGTTTAATATTTACCCAGAACCTGCCACGCAAGGCGAATTTGAAGCCCAGTTCAATATGGAAGTACCGATTGGCTCCAGGTTTAATTACAACGAATACAACTTTGTTGTAACAGAGTTAATCGACGACACAGAACATAAGTACAAGATCAAATGTGAACAATACGGACGCACTCCTAATGCGACCACAGGTGACATTACGCCAATCCAAGGTATTAATGGCCTTACCTCTGCGAAGATATTGAAAAATATCACGCCTGGTGAAGATGAAGAAGACACAGAAGTATTCCGAAAACGGTACTTTGATGCTTTGAAATCAAAAGCTTATGGCGGTAATGGTGCGGATTATAAAGAAAAGGTGTTAGCTATCCCAGGCGTTGGCGGTGTTAAAGTATATCGCTGTTGGAATGGTGGCGGTACAGTTAAGTTAGTCGTTTTAAATAGCGACTATAAGCCGGCAGCAGATGAACTGATTAAGGAAGTAGAGAACGTTATAGACCCTGCGCCGAAAGGCAAAGGCTATGGGCTCGCTCCTATCGGCCATACTGTAACAATCGAAAAAGCTGATTCTGTGGCAGTCAACTACCGCATTGAAGTGACTATGATGAGCGGGCACAATATTAACGAAATCCAAACCCTTGCAGAAAACGCTATCAAGCAACGATTACTTATTCGCGCTAAAGAATGGTGTAATCAAGACGAGAAGGATCATGTTATTCTTCGGACTAGCCTTGTAACGGCTTTAATGGTTGAGTTGCCTAATGTTCTTGACGTCGGTAGGATTACTATAAACGGTGCTTCTGTTTCAAAGCTTGAATTGAAGGATAATCAAATCCCTGTATTAGGGACGATTACTTTGGTGGCAGTATGATTACAGATTTTGGCATTTTTAAGCGGGATATTGATATCTCACAATTCGCCGTTCCGTTAACTCGAGATTCTCGGGATATCCAAGAAGTGTATCGAGTGGAATCGGCTGAATTACAACTACTATGGGATATCATGCTAGATATCTTTAAGGAAGAATATATCTATACCGCTGCAGATTACGGACTTGAAGCCTGGGAACAAATATTAGGCATCAATCCTCCGGATTTAGCAGACACAGAAGGACGCAGAAGTGAAATACTATCGGTATTAATCGGTCAGCGTCCTTTTACTATGCCTAAAGTACAAGAAATGCTCAATTTTAAATTCGGTAATCACGTAGTAGGGCACTCTGTTGTATCTGATAGGTATGAGTACTGGTTAGACGTAGTAGATGGATTTGAGACTCAATTAAACAATATTATTGATTACGTTGAGCCGTTAATTCCTAAGAACTTAATCATCAAAACTAAAAGTATTACAAACCTTAACGGCGAAATATATATCGGGGCTATCTCTGATGTATATGAATCATTCCATGTAGGAGCGGCATTAGATAAGTTTGACTTCAAAGTAGGCTCTGATATTAATATAGGCATGAGCTTCGACGTATTAGAAACAATTAAAGTATAAGGAGAACACATGGCTTCTATTTATCCAAATACACGATTAACCAATTATGGCCGTGAGTTAATCGCAAGATCGCAAGCAACTGGTAAGAAGTTGCAGTATATTAAATTAGTTACTGGAGACGGCCAACTCGATAATCAAAATATCGATACTATGACTTCCGTACTAGCTCCAAAATTGGAGTGTCCGTTTACCTCTAACGGTGAATTCGTAGGTGACGGACAATTCAGAATTGAATTTGCCGTTGGCAATAGCACAGTAAATAGCGGGTTCTTCGCTAGGGAATTGGGTGTATACGCTAATCTCGAGGGTGAGTCCGATTCCGCTGCCAAACTAATTGCATATAGTAATGGTGGCAACTATGCATCCTATATTCCGTCCAAGGAGACCCCAATCAATTCTAAAGTATTCTCTTTAGATGTTGTAATTGGCAATTCCACGAATGTAACCGTTAAGAAGATTGATGCTGCCTATCTGACTAGAGGTGCATTAGAGGCCCATAGCCGTGACACAAGTGCGCATGCTCCTATCACAGACCAAATTAAAGCAATCCTCGGCAGTGCTAACTGGAAAGACTCTCCGGCGAGTACGCTTGTTACAATTAAAAACTTATTAGGTCAAGGTGCTATCGTAGCGTCTAAACTCGATGCTAATGCGGGGTTTGTTAAATTTGCGAATGGTTTCACTATCCAGTGGGGAATTGGTGGCCAAGATAATGTCGTAAAAACGGAAGTAACATTCCCTATTAGATTTACAAGATTATTCATGGCAAATGCGATTGATGCGTATTGGAGTGGGTCAGATACACCAAGATATTTTGCAAACTCTGTAAGCGAAAGCAACAATACAAAAGCTGTATTTGTTGCTAGCGATAAATATGCTGCTTCCTATTACTGGTTCGCACTAGGGATTATTTAATTACCTACCGCGATATATCTGCCCCATGCCGTTGTTTTATTACCTGAGTCTAGCGCAGCTTGAGAGAATATTTTAAAGTTGGATCTAGTGTATTCTCTAAAAGAGTGAACTTGGTTATCTCTGTTGTTACCATTCACGTCATTACCAACTACTACGTAACACTCTCTATCAAAGGAAACAGGAAATGAAATTGTACCTCCTATTAGTACGTTAGTAAACGCTCCCCACTGGGTACTAAGCTGTTCCAACGGCTATCCAGTGACCCCATATGTTTCCGGTGCCTCTTTGGATGCGTCTACCGCTTACTTTGAATTTTGTATCATCTAGGAAATTCATCGCCAATACCAAAGGATCTCCTTCAGTATTAGTGTCATTACCGGATATGCTGAACACAGTTCGGAACGCTATTGGAAAACTGATATCACTGTTATAAGCTAGATTGTATAAAAGTCCCCACTGGGGAGTTATTTTAATAATTCTATCGTTTTACGTAATTCACGAATGGTTTTGTGTGTATACACCCTGGTAGTGATATCGCCTTGTTTATGGCCTAGTAAGGAGCGTAACGTGTTAGGTGGCGCAACCGCATCAAGTAAACTGGCGAATGTGTGTCTGGTATCGTGGATAGTATGCTTACAATTTAACTGTTTCATAATATCCTGGAAATGCTTACGGAATGATGTGTAGCTGATAGTGAATAGGTAATCGCTAGTATGTAGTTGCTCTATTATAGGCATGATGCGGTGATGAATGGGAATAATACGCCCCTCACCGGCTTTCGTTTTTGCGTGTCTCACGATGAGGTATGATGATCGTCTATTGATGTCTTGTTTTCGCAAATTAAGGAGCTCACCTATGCGGAGGCCTGTGTATAACAGTATTAAAATCATACGGGAATAAGGAGTATCTATTGCCCACAATTTATTAATTTGTTGGCGAGTAAATACTCTCCTTTTTATCGTTGGTATGTTGGGTCCTAGATTTAGATGCTGGGCGTAATTAGTGATAGGGTAATCTTTAATGATTGCGTAATTAAATAATTGATTAAGCAACGTGCGGACTTTCTTACAAGATGAGTAGGAAAGTCCTTTTACGTGCATGGAATTAATCACGTTCTGAAGGTGCTGAAAATGAATATCCGTGATAGGCATATCCGCTAGGTTGGATATGTGTTTAAAAGCGATGTGATAAGACTTAACAGCGCTATCAGAAATAGACTGAGAGTGAATAGGCAGCCACTCGTTAAATAGTTGCCTTAATGTAATGATATTGCGTTGTCTACGTTTTAGCACAACAGCGTAACGGCGCATAATTTCACCTCCGAAAGGATACTACTATGAATCAATATGTATTTATTTTAAATGAAAAAGGGGAACGAATTACATCCCTGTGTGATAACACGTTGAGTCGCAAAGATATTATGGCGCAAGCTGAACACGATTACCCAAATGCACAACATGTGTATTCTGCAGATGGTGACGCAATGCTTGACGAATTTATGAGCGGTAAAGCGTATGTAGGCGGGAAATTCGTTGCGCCTGATCCGTATGTTCCTACAAAGGAAGATAAAATTAACTCAATCAAATCTGAATACGAACCGCGCTTTAAATCCTTAGAAGAAGCTCAACGGCGTTTACTATTGATGGGCAAACCTACTACGGCTATTAGCGCACAATATATTAAATTAAATGACGAAATGGTAACACGTATTAAGGGGGTGCGATAATATGCCTAAATTTATTGGAGACAGCAAAGTACCGGTTATGGAATTCTGTGAGTACTGCTGGGAAGTACTTAACGAAGACGGTACTTGCCCAACTGAGGGCTGTGTCCATAATGATTTAATGGACGAGGTACACGAAGATGAAACTGCCAGTCCTACACAACTTTAATGCAATCAAAGGGGAAGTGATTTCTCTTAACATTGGTTATAACAATGTTGTTGCAAGTGAAAGTCTGTTCGCCTGTATTCGTAAATATTCGCCGGACGAAGACTATAAAGCTAAGTTCGATATTGACGTGTCTACCGACGAGCTAGAAAACGATGAAGCATCTAAAATCACTCTTTCGTTGGATACAAACTCCCTAGCAGTTGGTAAATACCAATGGGATTTATTTATTTGGAATGGCGACCACCCTATCAAATGTCTAGTTAAAGGACAAATTAATATAGTCGAAGGCGTTAGTAATAGGGGGAAATGATGGACGAACTACACATTCACGATGATAACGAAACGATCAAAGTTAAAGACAATACTCAAATCGTTAAACTACAAGGACCGAAAGGCGACCCAGGACCGCCAGGCCCTCCCGGCCCTCCAGGGGAACCTGGCCGAAATGGTATTGACGGATTAAACGGTGAGCGAGGACTGCAAGGTCCTCCTGGACCTCCTGGTGCTCCTGGTAAAGATGGAGTCAATGGCGACCCTGGTCCTAAAGGTGAACCAGGTAAAGACGGAAAGCCTTTTACTTATGATATGTTCACACAGGAGCAATTAGAGAATTTAAAAGGTCCTAGAGGTGAACAAGGGCCACCAGGACCACCTGGCACTGGTGCTAATGTAGATTTATCTGCATATGCAACTAAACAAGATGCCGACAATCTTTATCTAAAAAAAGTTGATATAAGAAATTACCTTACTATGCTAGGCGACCCTAAATATGCACTTAAAACAGAGCTAAACGATTATTTATCTAAAACAGATGCGACAAATAATTATGCTCAAAAGGGTTGGGCTACTCAAACATTCGCCTATAAGAACGATTTAGGTACTTTTATTAAGAAAAACGAGATTGGTCAATATGCATTAACACCTGGTGATGCTTCTAATCGTTACGTTAATAAACTAGAGGGGCAGTCCTTCGCTCAAAAATCTGAATTAAGTGATTATGTTAAGAAAACGGAAATTAATCAGTATACATCAAGTACACAAGGGCCGCCAGGGCCTAAAGGAGAGCCGTTTAAATATTCTGACTTCACGCAAGACCAACTTAATGCACTTAAAGGTCCTAAAGGTGATAAGGGCGAGCCGTTCAAATATTCTGACTTTACGGCAGAACAATTACAAGCATTAAGAGGTCCGAAAGGCGACCCTGGAAGCGGTGGTGGACAAGTAATTTCGCAACCAGTCGAAATATATGAAGTTGTTTGGGGAACTGCAAAAGCAGGTGAACGAGGTGCGGACAGAGGATATTTAGCATTCGACCCATTAACTGGTTGGGGATACTTGCATTTTGACTTTGTATTAACTGCCCCTTCCGGTAATGGTAACGTAATCGCATCGCTTCCACCGAATTCTCCAGTTTCTGTACGACTAATAGAAAAAAGCGTTAATGTAAATAACAATAGTGTTTATGTTGAACGAAACAGCCGTATGATTAAGGCTTGGGGCGTACCAGCGAGCACACGTTATATTATTGATATTATAGGATTTTGGAGAAAGGCGTAATAGATGTGGACATGGCAATTTGAATTGAATGACATCTTAACCACTCTTACAATTGTAGGTGTGGTTGCAGGTGCCGGATATAGATTGTTGATTATTCCGTTGTTACAACAATTAGACTCACAACGGATGCAAGATAATCTTATCTTTCAAGAAAAGTGGGGTGTATTAACTGACACGCTAAAAGATTTGAAAGATGAAATTAAATTATCACGTGCAGAGCGAATAAAAGCTGAGAGCAAGCAAGTATTGTTGTCAGCAAAAGTTGAAGCCTTAGAAGTGCGTGTTGAGGATATTAAGGATGAACTTCATGAACATACCTCAAAAGCTCATTAATTCAATTAAACAATCTTATAAATCTGTAAGGGTGGCCAACTTCCACCCTACAGGTATATTCGCTACTCGGGCGCTAGTATTTATTATGCTAGTGCCTATCTTATTAGTGGTCACTCAATATGTTATGTCCTTTATTAGTGGGTACGTGTCAGACGAAGCGAATAAGCTGATTAATGTAGGCCTTACTATTATTGACCACATATTCATACCTAGTGTCTTAACGGCCATTGTGGGCTTCTTAGGGCTTTTTGTGGACCGAAATAACAATGGGATTCCTGATAGATTAGAAGAGGAGGATAAACGATGAAAGTATTTATTAATCCTGGCCACGATATTAACTTAGATAGCGGGGCAGTTAACCCGGTATATGGTACACGTGAATGTGATGTGGCCCGTGATGCGGGCAAAATGTTAGCTCGCTATTTGGAAACAGCAGGATGTGAAGTTCGTACTCTACAAGATGATGATTTAGGCCTAGTATGTTCTGAATCTGATTCTTGGGGCGCAGATATATTCGTATCACTTCATTGTAATGCGTTTAACACGGAAGCTCGCGGAACTGAAACACTTTATAAGTCTTTTAATGGTCAACGATTGGCCAATGATATTCAAAGCCAAATCATCCGCAGCATTAATACTGTAGACCGTGGCGTTAAGAAACGTGACGACCTTTGGGTGTTAAATGGCACGGACGCAACTGCTGTATTAGTTGAAATGGCCTTCATCGATAATGAAGAAGATCATGCTATGCTGACTAATGATTTAGATACTATCGTTCGCGCTATTGCTAGGGGGATTACTGACTACGCAGGAGGGATATAATGTATGACAAAATCAAAGTTTTACTTAATAGCCTTAGTTACCGCCATGCTGTTATCGGTGCTATTGTGCTCCTCTCCATCTTTTGCCTCTGGTACATCTTCCACGAGCCAAGCGGAGCCAACCATAACGATTCCCTTAACACAGTGGAACGAATTGAAAAGCAACAACGAGAAAGCCTTGAGCTTAATCGAGACATCCAGCATGCCATTGACCGAGGCTCAGACCTTAGTCATGAAGCAAAAGAACGAATTGACCGAAGCACACAATACAATATCGACATTGGAAACAGAATTGATGAAAGCAAAAATGCTATCCATGAAGCAAGAAGTTACCTTAAACGAAATGTCGAACTCATTGACCGAATTGAAGGGGCAAATAGAGAACGACAAACGAACAATCAAACGACTACGGATGCAACGCAACCTATCTCAGATGGTGGGAGCGGGAGCAGTGATTGGAGTAGTGATTCATCGGTAAAGAGGTGATCCAAATATCTCCCTAGCCTTGCGAGGGTGGACGTAAGGCAAGCCCCAGGTAAATACTACCTGGGGCTTTTTGTGTTTGACATCATTTTGACATCATTTTATTAAAAAATATGTAGAAATATAGGTAAATAATAAGATATAAAATGCAGTTAAATACTGTGTTTACTGGGTTTATCTATAGCGTGAAAATTAACTCTTAATCAGGGTGTCCAGGGTTCGAACCCCTGGTGGTCCACCAAAATAAACCCGCACTACTGTGCGGGTTTTTCTTTTGACATCATTTTGACATCAATTAGAATATGTTTGAAATCTTTTCTACCACGTCGGCCTCCATAATCGGAGTTACGTGAGAGTAGGTATCCATCGTTTGTTGATATGAGGAGTGACCGAGCCTCATTTGTACGACTTTAAAGTTTACGCCTGCTTCCAATAATAGGGTAGCATGTGTATGGCGAGTATCGTGCATCGTAAAGTCAGGCCTACCGATTGCAGTAGCAAACTTTTTACACTTTAGAGAAACTTTAGCCGGATCACGAGGGTTTCCAAACTTACCAGGGAACACGAGGTTATTATTTCTCCAGTTCGTTGCTTTTAGTCTTCGTTTATCGACGTGTGTGCGAAGTTTTAGGAGCTCTGCGATAGTTTTATCGTCAAGCGAAATAGAACGCCTAGACGAGCTGTTTTTAGTTGTTTTAGAGATAGTCGTGACTTCGTCGATACGTAAAACTGTCTGATTGACGGTTAGTGTTTTCTGCTTAAGATTGACATCATCCCAGGTTAAGCCGAGTATCTCACTACGGCGTAAACCAGTGGTAAATGCTAGCTTAAATAGGACGTGCCATTCGACATCATCAATTTGCTCAAGGAACGTTTCAACCTCTTCTTTAGATAGCGTTACCATTTCGCGTTTACGCTCTTGCTTGGGCTTCTTAACAAGAGTGGCCACGTTTTTAGAAATTATCTCATCCATGACCGCCTGTTTAAGGATTGCCCTAAGAACAGTTAGTGTGTAGCTGATAGTCCTGGCTGATAAATGGCTCATGCTATCCATTAAAGCTCTTACGTTTAATGCGGATAGCTCAACTAATCGTATCGAGCCTATGAAAGGCACTATATAGGTTTTAATAATATATTGGTAAGAGGAGAGGGTATTTTGTGAAATCGTATCCTTCTTAAGTCGGATCCAATACTCACACCATCTCTCAATAGTAATCGTATTATCGTAGTTAGCACATTGTGCTAGTGATTCAACGTAAGCATCACGTTCAGCAATAGCCGCCTTCTTGGTGGTACCATAAAAGTATTTACGCTTACCGTTTATCATCTTCGATACTTGGTAGCGTCCATCGACTCGTTTTTTAGCCATAAAAATAACCTCCTAGGCTTAAATTTGAGTATAAGAAATAAGCCTTAGAGGTTTTATGTGATATAATAGTATTGGAGTAAAAATGAAATACCTCTAAGGTATGTAGTTTTTAGTAGCCCTCACTGCGGTGAGGGCTTATTTTTTTTTATCTAAAATACAGAATCTAGTACATTGTCATACCAGTGCTTTTTCTTTTTAGGCTGTTGCACTTCTTCAGATGGCGCCTGGTGTATCTCATGATCAGCTTGCCATTTTGCTAGTGCATTTTTAGTGCCTTCATCGACTTTATGTAAGTCGTCCATTTCTTCTTGTGTCATGTTGATAGTACGTTCAAGATATTCCTGCTCGTCTAGTAATTCGGTGCTCCCGTCATCGTAATGTACTAATACCTTAGGACCGTCTAACGCTTTGAATTCATCGTGAGATACCTCAGTTCTAGCGAACCCCGTAACTGTAACTAAGGCAAGCATAGTAGTAATTAATAAAGTCTTTTTCATGTTAACATCTCCCTGTTATATAATCCCTTATAATACTGATACATAATGATGGTAGAAATCTATAGCCTCTAATTCGGCATCATCGATACATGTTCGACGGACCATTTGCTCTACTAGATTAACGTGATGGTCTAAATAGAAGTCGTCATTAATAATATGCATTAATTCGTGCTTAATTTCTTCCCTCATACGATCATGAGGGAGGTTTTTATTTATATAGATATTATGAGTATCTATATCTTCACATTCCTCTGATACAGCGTTGGCATGTGGTAAGTCGCAATAAATCAAATTCACAACCAATATAACACTCTCCCTTGTGTATTATTTGTTTTTTAATTTTAAAAGCTCTATATATTCGACTGCTTTTTCTAAATCCTCCTTACTTATATCTTTAGCGGCAGAGAAGAGCATACGAGCCCCTGGACGTGTGCGTAGGTATTCAGCAAATTCGGCTGCTTCGCGGTCGGTGTAATAGCCGTCTGTATATTTCTCTACTAGTTCAGATTTAGGAACGCCAAAATAGTTTGCTAATAACTCAATTTTATCGATTCTAGGATATGTATTTCCCTTTACCCCATCGGTAAACGTAGTATACTTTAACCCTAAATCAGCGCATATTTTATTACGATCAATTCCGCGACTATCCATTAGTCGTTGAATATTCTCAGCCATAATAGCCTTGTTGCCTAAATCACTCATAAGAACCTCTCAAACACGGAATATATTAATTAATATACCTATATATTACGCTCTTATACTCA